AGCCTCAGCCAAAGAAGAAGGTAGCAAAAGGTACCAATTTGGTACCAGTATGCACCTGCTGCAAGGTTCACAATACAAAACGAAAGGCAATCTAATGGAACAATTAAAGCAAGTAGCTCTATCTTGGTTCCGCGCTGCAGCATCTGCTGCTATTGCGTTATACCTAGCAGGAGAGACTGATGTTAAGGTCCTTGGAACTGCAGCCTTGGCTGGCTTCCTAGGTCCAGTACTCAAGTGGCTAGATAAATCAGCCCCAGAGTTTGGACGTGGTTCAAACTAACAGTTTGTAGCAAGCGCGAGGCAAAAGCCCCTGTCACCCAAAAGGTGATGGGGGCTTCTTTTTTTATGCCTAAAAACTATTCTCGTTCTTATCAATAGGACAAGGCACCTTGACTAAGTTGCCACAGTTAGCACAGCTTCCATCTAAACCCCACCAAGCAATCTCATAGTCTTCAAACTGAGCAAAGATATTAAAGATTGTACAACCACAAGAGCAGGCGTGGACTGGTCCCAGAGTTCTAAGGTTAGCTGCCTGTATTGGTGGCAGAGGAGTGCTATATTTCAGCAGCCGAAGTAGACGGAACAACACTCAGTTCACGGCTCCTTCCTGATGTCAGTCGCCTCTCGCCGCCTCTAGGCGGCTCGGAACGCTGTTATTGTTTATTCGCTCCGCTCATATTTTAATGACAAGGTGTGTCGTTACTGATACGACACGCCGTAGGAAGGTATATTTCTCTGCTATGACGACACTGGTAGGAATACAGATAGAAGACTTAGTGATACTGGCTGCTGATAGCCAGATTACTGAAGATAACTTACGGACTATAAGTAGTACTACACCAAAGATTATTAGTGTTGGTAAATACTTACTGGGACTGGTAGGTGATTCCAGACCTGGTGACATACTCGCCTATAACTGGAGCCCGCCACCCTACAAGGGAGCTGATCCCGTGGCTTGGATGGGTAAGAAGGTTATGCCATCCATACTTAAAGCATTCAAAGAGAATGGATATGAACCTTATGAAGCAGCGAAAGATAAAGAAGCAGGGTTTGACTACCTTGTATCGTTTGATGGCAACCTATTCCATATTGCAACAGACCTCTCGTTCATCCAGTCGGATGAAGGCATTTATGGAATCGGCAGTGGTGGTGCTTATGCTCTCGGTTATCTTTATGATCGTGTGGGTCGTCTCACTTTGGGTAATGTAGAGCAACACGCCAGACGCGCCGTTGAAATAGCCAGCATCCTTGACATCAATACCTGCCCTCCGATTCAATGTGTTACTCAAGGAAGGTTGCTATGAATCAAAGATGGACTATGTATGTAACTCGCGGGAGCTTAGGCAACTGGGGTTTTGGTCTTGATTACTACAGAGAATATGAAGATATGCCCAAGCAGTTGTTGGCTAGAATATTTGTAATCAATCTGATATTCTTTCGGATAACAATAAACAGGTGGGAAGAATACAAATGGATGTAAAAGATTTACTTGTTAAAGCTCTCTATGAGAAAGAGAACTCTCGTGGCAGGTCAATACAAACAGAGATAGGTCCATCAGAGTTAGGTGGCTGTCGCCGCAAGGTCTGGTATAAATTAAACGGACAACAAAAGACCAATGGCGGAGAGTTAAAGCTCGCTGCAATTATGGGAACTGCTATCCACGACACCATTGAAAAGGCTTTGTCAAACAATAAAGAAGTTATGCTTGAGCAGACTGTTGAGCATAATGGAATGAAGGCCCACGTAGATCTCTACATTCCTGGGACAGGCGATGTAGTGGATTGGAAGACAGTGAAGTTGAAGAACCTCGCTTACTTTCCAAGTCAGCAGCAACGCTGGCAAATCCAGACTTACGGTTACCTGATAGACCAAAGTGGCTTGGGGAAGGTCACTAATGTTCATCTGGTAGCAATACCGCGAGACGGTGACGAGCGCGATGTCAAGGTCCATACGGAGAAGTATGACCCTGCTGTCGCGCTTGAAGCCTTATCTTGGTTAGAGGCTATCAAGACAAGTGAGGTTGCTCCTGAACCTGAAAAGGATGAGAGCTACTGTAAGTTCTACTGTAAATACTTTGACGCATCTGGTGAGATTGGATGCGTTGGTCTAAAAAAAGAACATACAAAGGCTGAACTACCACTCATTGATAATGATGAGGCAAGTAATCAGGCTTTGGAATTTCTACAAATAGATAACAAGATAAAAGAATTGACAGCTCAGAAGGATGCTATTAAAGAAGCACTGACTGGTGTTGTCGGGGTTACAGCTACAGGTGTTGAAGTTAGATGGACAGAGGTAGCTGGACCTAAGCAAGTAGATAAAGATAAAGTCCAAGAGATTCTTGGATTCGTACCAACTATAAAAGGCAAGGATAGTCTGCGCCTTTCAATCAAACATAATGGAGGTAAGTAAATGGCTGCACCAGAATCAACAAAGTTCCAGGTGAATTTCAAGACACCAGATGGAACTCTTATCAATCTTTACGCTACATCTAAGGAGGAATTGGAGTCGTTGCTAACAGCAGCGTCTGACTTTTCAGCACTTATTGTTAGCACAAGCCAAGCGTATGGAAGCGCTGCACCTGCTGCTCCCGTTTACGCTAGTGCACCAGCAGTAGCATCAGCACCATCTGCTGGCGGAGAAGAAGTAGTTACTGATAAATACGGCAACACTTGGGTATACAACAGTCCAAGTGCACCAGAGTGCTCTCGCGGGAAGATGGTTCTAAAGCACGGTAAAGCTCAGGCAACTGGCAAGCCATACAAGGGCTGGTTTGATCCTTCTGCTGGTCCTAAGTGGACTGGTGCTAAGGTTCCAAAGGACCAACAAGCGGCAACGATTTGGGCGTAACACTATGCGAGAGCCGCGTGAATACGAGGCTCCGCTATGTGCACAAGTCGGAGGAGACCATTGGTTCCCAGAGGTTACTGGAACAGACAGTAGTTCTCGTTACCATACAAGTTTTGCGAAAACTATCTGCGGAAGATGTGTCCACCAAACCGAATGCGCTGAATGGGGTATACAGAACGAAAGATTCGGTATCTGGGGTGGCCTTACAGTCGTTGAATTAGAGGCTGCCAGAAGGAAAAGAAATATAAAACTGCCAAAGGAGGGGCGTAGTGCTTAGATTAGATAGAGCTTGGAAGTCTTCTCGCACTACAGCACAACCCCTGCCTACAGTATGGAAAGATCTAGAGAAGAAAGATATAAAGTTTAGACGAGGCCAAGTATGTATGGTCGCTGCTGCGCCCAATGCTGGTAAGTCTATGTTCGCTCTGGTCTATACCATTCAGGCAAAGGTTCCTACTTTATTCTTCTCAGCAGATACTGATACCGCTACAGTAATGATGCGAGCATCTGCACATACAGCAGGTCATACTCAGCAGACAGTTGAGAAAATGATTACTGATAATCCTCGCTACTATGATAAGTACTTGGAGAGTATGTCGCATATACAATGGGTCTTTGATTCCAGTCCTAATCTTGATGATATAGAAATGGAAATCAAGGCTTACATTGAACTCTATGGGGTGGCTCCAGAGCTAATCGTCATAGATAACTTAATGAATGTTGTTGCTGAATCTGATAATGAATGGGCAGGACTGCGCCAGATTATGGTTGAACTACACGATATGTCTAGGAAGACTGAAGCCTGTGTGCTAGTGCTACATCACGTCTCAGAACAGAGTGAGTATGGTAATCCAACTGAACCTTCAGCTCGCCGTGCTATTCACGGCAAGGTGAGTCAGCTACCTGCGATGATACTTACTCTTGGCTATAGCCCAATAGAAAATACTTTGAGGGTTGCACCAGTAAAGAATCGTTTCGGAAAGCATCAAGCAGATGGCAAGGATTATGTAGGACTCTTTGTAAACTTTGCTACCTGCCAGATATCTGACTCTGATTCTTATGGCAGAGCAATCCGTAATTCCAATGTGAGCTCCTATGTCTAGCTATAACAAGGCTAAGGGTTCTAAGTTTGAGACAGATGTGATGAAGTATCTACGCAAACTAGGACACTTTGCTGAAAGACTTGCTAAGGCAGGAGCCAATGATGAAGGTGATATCGTCACCATAATCGCAGGTCAGACCTATATTCTGGAGTGTAAGAATAGAAAGTCATTAGATCTTCCGCAGTTCTGGGCTGAAGCCCAAGCTGAGGCAGCCAACTATGCGAAGGCGCGGGGGCTTGTGGTTGAGCCTCCAGCCTTCGTTATAGTTAAAAGGCGTAGAGGTAGAATAGAAGATGCTTGGGTAATACAAAGCCTAGAGAAATGGATAGAAAATGCCAGTACCACAAGGACAAATAACCAGTAGTGAAATCTTTACTACACCAGAAGTTAAAGAAGAACCGAAGGTGGAAGAAGCAGTAGTAGAAGAGAAGCCTAAAAAGAAATGATGTGTTCAGACTGCAAGGTGGCTGGTGAGTTCAACTCACGAGGCCAGTATGATAAAGCTGAAGAGATGCACGGATACTGTAAAGGAGACTGCGCTTGCCAACACAAGACTGGTCCAGGGTGGTGCGTAAGAAAAGGTCAAAAGGCGACTCTGATGCAAACACAGTCTCCATAGCAGATGTCGTTAGACATTTCGGAGGAGAAGTAAAAGAGGGTCGCAACATATCTGTTCGTTGTTGTATGCACGATGATGCTCGTAAGAGCGCAGTCATTGATACCTATAACAACTTGTATTTCTGTCATACCTGTGGCAAGGGTGGCAACGCTGTTAATGTAATTATGGAACTAGAGAATGTGGGGTTCAAAGATGCTCTCGCAAGGGCAGGCGAAATTATTGGAGGAAGCGGCTCACCATTACGCACAGGAGATAAGTCCAGACGCTCTGCAATATCTAGAAGGACGTGGAATATCTGAGGAGATAGCAGCTAGGTATCGTCTTGGTTCTATTGTAGATCCGATAGAGGGACACCAAGGATACGAAGGCTGGGTATCTATACCTTACTTCACTGCTTTAGATATCTGTGTTGGCTTTAAGTTTAGAAGACTTGATGATGGCAAGCCTAAGTATGGTGCGCCTGTTGGTCAGAAGTCACACCTGTTTAATGTCATTGCAACTATGTCTAATACCAGCAAGGTAGTTGTATGTGAGGGTGAGTTTGATGCGATAGTTATGGAGGCTAACTGCCAAGTGCCAGCAGTTGGAGTGCCTGGTGTTGCTGCTTGGAAGCCTTATTATTCAAAGTTATTCAATGGTTTTGATATGGTTTATGTAGTCGGAGACAATGATGTAAAGGAAGATGGGACTAACCCTGGAGCTGAGTTCTCTAGGCGTGTCGCAGGCGAGCTAATGAACTCGCAAATCGTACAATTACCACCAGGTATGGACATAACAGACTTCTATCTGGTGAATGGACAAGAAGCAACAGCCAACCTAGTAGGAGGAGTATAGTGAGTGACTACAAAGAAGGAATTGACACAGATGGCAGAGTATCTGAAGGAATTGGGGATGGTAATAGTTTCCATAGACTTCAAGAATGGTATGATTACAGTCAAGCCGATTCCAACAAGAGATTAGACGCGGAGTTTATTGCTAATGTCTGGAGAATCCTTGACACCGCTGGCAATTTGCTCA